AACGCAATTAAATATATTTGGCGGGAGGACCATAAAGGGGCAAACATTCAGGATCTAAAAAAATCAGTTTTCTATTTAAACCGTATCATTAATAAGCTGGAGAATATGTGAAGAAAAGCGCTGGTATGGACATTAAAATCCAAGTCCACGACATATTTAAAAAAGAAAAAATATATCCTAAATGGATAACTTATAAAAGAGTTTTAGAAATGGTTGATTCAGGAAAGATTGGTATTTATGAAGTAACAGTAATCGGTGAGGGATTTGGTATTTCAAGAGATATCATAAAAGCTAGATTACAATATTTAAGGAATATTAAATGATAAACTATCCTGGTGGTTGGTTTGATGAAGAACAATTACCGAAACGATAATGAAACATAAGCAAATATTAAAGTTAGTAGTTTATACAGATGAAGATATTATGACCGTTAACTTTGATGAGCAGCTTGAGTTAATCCAAAAAGCTATGAAAGAACGCAAGTTTCATATCGAAATGATAAATCCAAAACCTCGAAAAACGTGATAACTTCGTTAAGGGTAAGGCCTAGGGTAGGTCAAGAAAACGTCACCAGCGAGCTTACATAAAGCCGTTTTTTTATAAAAAGCAAAAAAAAGGGGCATAAAGCCCCTTAAAACCCTGGCACTCCTAGAACGGAGGTTTCTCTCCAGGAGCTGCTGGTTTTAACTCTGAAGGTTCCATCTTTAAGATTTTAGTCTTTAATGAAGTAACTTCTTCTTTGTCTTCGTTGGTCCAGACATCTTCATATTGTCTAATACCAAGTCTAACCTGTTTACCGATTAGGTCTTTAGCATAATCTGGTAACTTCTTAAAACCACAAACAATAGCTAAGCGACTAAATATTTCACTAGCTATTCTTTTTGAGTCTTCGTTAGTAGACCATAAATTATACCATTCATTATGATCTCGGTATTTACCGCCATCAATTTGAAAAGTTACCTTCTGCGTCCAGTTACCGCTTTTGGATTTATATTTCTCCGCAGCAATAATCTTGGCTTCGTACTCACCAGTCGGAGCAACTTCAGGACCTTTCGATTCCATCTTCTCCGCGTTTTCGAAAAAATCAACGTCTGCAAAATCTGACATTACGCACTCTCCTCTTTTTCAAGATTAATATTAAACCCTAACTTTTGAATCAGGGCAGTTAAGTTTGGTTCCTCAAAGGCTTCTAGCTTACCGCTACGATCTTTGGCTGTGTAGCCTTGACCTATCCTTGTTTGTAACCATCTAGCAGCTACGGGATTACCGTCATCATCTTGATCTTCGATAACACGCAAAGCTAAAACCTCATCAAAGAAATACGTAATTGCATCTCCTAGAGGCTTGCTAGCCATCTTAGGACCAAAGATAAATACACCATCATTATTCTCTTTACCTTCTTTGCAAAGGAATAACACATGCATATCTAGATCCCGAAATGATCTCATTAAACTAGTAACGGCTTCACTTACGTTCTGATAAGCCATTCTACCGTCTTTGTTTCTGCCTTTCTCATGCACCAATAAGATCTCTGAAATCTCTGATACTGAGTCTAAACATACGCTATCGTAGTCTAATTCACCAGATTTAAGAGCAGCATATACTTCTCTCAAGTCATCATAATTAGAAACTTCAATGGCGGATACGTTGGGGGCATCTTTAATGGAAAGCAATCCAGCTTCCGCACTAATTACCAAAACCCTTCCAGGCATACTTTGTGTTGAAAAGGTTTTACCTGCACCAGCTTGGCCATAAATAAGAAGCTTAGCTCCTTGTTGGTCCACCAGTTTATCAGGCGTTTTTATTTTATCTTTTAAGCTCATGATCTACCCTCCTATAGTTTGTGTAAAAATGAACTTGCTAATTATAACTCATGAAACTACAATATGTAAATCATATTATTTAGGAGATGTATATGAGTCAACAAACCGATAACACTTGGATAGCTAATTACTATTTTAGATCCAAGGCTATTGCCACAAAAAAACTAAAGGAGTTAAGTATTATGGGAGTACAACCAAAGCATAAAGAACGCAAAGTAGATCAATATACTTTGTCTGGTTATATTAAATTTTTAGGACATAAAAAAGCTGCTGAAGACTTTAATTGTTCAGAAGCATCTTGTAAATCTTGGAGGTATGGTTATAGGCAACCATCTATTGAACAAGCTAAACAAATTATTAGAGCAACCGAGGGAAGGCTAGATTTCGAATCCATATACGGTTCTATATCTGAAATTTTAGAAGACAAGGAATAATATGTTCCAACTCAATATTACCGAGGATGACTCGTCCTTGGATATTGCGCTGGCTTATTATGACGATGGATATAATGTAGTACCTTTACAAAGATCTAATAAAAAACCACCATCATTTTTAAAAGGCTGGGAACAATATAAGGAAACAAGACCCAGTAGGGAACTTGTAGAGTCTTGGTTTAAAGATAGAGATAACTTAGTTGTTGCATTAGTCTGTGGCAAATTTGTTGTTGTTGATGCTGACTCACCTGAAGCTATGGATTGGGTAGAAAAGAACTTACCTACTTGTCCTTACAAAGTTATTACAGGTAAAGGTATGCATTACTATTATAACAACCCTGAGAACTATACAACCTTTGCAACGCGTAGGACCAACGAAACACCTATAGAAAGATTAATTGATATTAGAGGTGTAGGTGGTCTTATTATTGCACCATATAACCGTCATGCTAGTGGTCAGGTTTATAAACCTGTAACCATACCCGATTGGAAGCTACACGATCATTCAGATCTACCAGACTTTACTGAAAAAGAATACCTACAAATAACAGGTGTACCTAAAATTGAAAGTAGCAAACAAACAGCACCTTTCTCTTTGGATGGTGTTATGGAAGGTTCTAGAAACGATGGTGCTGCAAGAATAGCAGGGTATCTAATATCTAAGAATGTAAACCTAGAATTTGTAAGAGTATTTCTACAAAACTGGAATAAGAACAATAACCCACCACTACCGCAAGATGAAGTTGATTCTGTTGTGGATAATGTTAAAAGAACTCATGACCGTAAAAATCAGATAGCTCCTTTATTTATACAGTCAACTGAAAGCATACAACCGCCTAAAGATTTGTTCTCACCACCAGGACTATTAAAAACTATGTTTGACTTTTGTGAAGATATAGCACAAGTACCACAACCAGAACTATCGTTAGTCGGATCCTTGGCTCTAGCTAGTGTTACCTGTGGAAGATTGTATAGAACCAACATGAATAACTTTTCTAGTATGTATTTTATGGGTGTTGCTAAATCAGGACAGGGTAAAGAAAACATTAAAACATTTGTAGAATCTGTGCTAAATGCATCTGAGCATGAAAAGTTAGTTGTAGGTGATGGTTATACATCTAGCGGTGCTGTGCATTCAGTATTAAAGATAAGACCAACACAAATAACAATTATGGATGAGTTTGGTAAAAGACTAGAGGCTATAAGTAATGCTGGTAATACAAATAAAGAAGACGGCATACAAACACTTATGGAAGCTTGGGGTCGTTGCCATGGGACTCTACGACCAGACAACTATTCACTTATGGCAGTACAAGAAGAGTACAAAGAAAAGATGATGAATAGAGTTACGCATAAGCCAGCTATAACCTTAGTTGGCCTATCGGTACCTAAAAACTTTTACGGTGCTTTGAATAGCGGAAGGATTGCTGATGGTTTTCTCAATCGTTTTGTTGTTGTTGAATCTAATGAACCAAGACGAGTAAGTGATCTGAAAAGATTCAAAGAACCGCCTATCAGTATTATTAATTGGGTAAATTATGTCAGAAGGCTCAAGGGAAACCTCTCTGACGCTGGTAGAGATAACGCTGAGCTAGACATCAACCAAACTGTATTAGAGTTTGATAAGGCTTCAGAGGAGCTGCTACAAGACTTTGCAAGAGAGATAGTTAAAAGACAAGATGTGTTAGAAAAAGATAACTTAGAACCTTTATTAAGTAGATCCAAAGAAAAAGCTATGCGTCTATCTTTACTTTGCACCTTAGCCTCAACCGCTGATGCTACTAAAATTACAGCTGATATAACTAAGTGGGCTATAGATTACATAAGATATTACGACCTAATGTTTATAGAAGCATGCAGAGATAAAGTTGCAAGTTCGGCTACTGAGTCCAAAATTAAACAGGTATTATCTTTTATTAGATCTAGAAACGGTGAAGGTATATCAAAAAGAGAAGTTGATAGGCATGAGTTGTTTAGAAGTATGAAGTCATACGAAGTTAAAGAGATTATTGAAAGGTTAAAGAACGCAGGGGAAATACAAGAAATAGAAGTAAAACTTGGAGGTAAAGGTAGACCAGCCAAAAGGTTTGTTGCCGTAGATCCAAATTTCTTTGAGGAGTAAATATGAAAACACCATCACTAGAGAGCAGAGAAGATCAAAAAAGAGAGGAGCGGGTAGCAGGATTCCTGGAGGGGTTATGGGGAGTAAGCTGCCACAAACTGCCAGTAAGTTATTCACTAGACTATTGGATCGAATCAAAAGAAAAAAATTTTTGGTGCGAAGTTAAATGTCGCACCTTTGGTTTTGAAAAGTATGACACTTTAATCATATCAACTAACAAACTTAGAAGAGGTGCATCCTTTGCACTATCAACAGGAGTATCGTTTATTATTGTTTATGCTATGACGGATGGCATTTATATGCATGAATGGAAAAAAGATTTTGAGTATGACGTTAGAATGAATGTTAGTGAAAACCCAACCTATGATGAAGACAACGAACCGTATGTGCATATACCGCAAGAAGATTGGATCTGTTTATCTGATAAGCCGTTAGGTATGGATCGTAATGAAATAGGGTTTGCATGAGAAAATATGCGCCTACAACCAATTTAAGTGAAAAACAAAAGTTTTGGATGAAGAAACAAAAACTATACGGCTCTCATCCTATCTATAAAGATCCTCTTATCAGAAAAATATGTGAAATGTTTGATGGAAGAGTTACAGAAGTTGACGGTAAAAAATTAGAGTTACCCGAGTCTTGAAGGTCTACCAAATAGCTGTTCGTCAAAGTCTAGCCTTTCTCTAGTTAGTGGATCTAAAGTAGGCATTTCAATATCTTGTATTTCAGGTAAAGGTATGTTAACTCTCGTAGTTCTTAAATTTTGTTGAGTTTGATCTGCTATGTCTTTGGCTTGACCTGTGGTTGTTTTTATTAAATCTTTTGCTTGATCTATAAAACCTTCTTTATCTGCTTCTTCTTCAGCTTTTTCTGCTATGTCTTCAACTGCAGACCCAATCATTTGCGCTTCACCTTCAACATATCTAACACCAGCCAATCCTGCTGCTCGTCTAGCTATACGAATAGCTTCACTAATAGATCCTTTATCTGTTTTTAAAGCAAGACCAACAAACCTTGGATCAGAAAAAAGTTGTCTAATAACAGCCAATCCAGCAAGCGTAGGTAAGGTTGCTAAAGGTGCAAATACAATACCTGCTGCAATACCTGCAGCTACCAATCCACCAGCAGCACCACCCCTTCCGATTTCTCCAACTGTAGATAGATCTATGTATCTTTGAAAATCTTTTAATCCTTGCGTAACTTCTCTGCCAAACATAGCTTCCAAAGTTTCATCACCATAAGTGTCTAAAGCAGACTTTAAATGCCCTGGTTTAAATATTTCTGTAATATTACCTTTACCGTTGTAATTAAAATCAATTGATTTTGACAATAGTTTTTGCATACTAGCTAACTGAACTTCTTTAAAAACCTCTGGAGTGTCTTTAAGGGTATCTTTTAAAAGATTGATGTTAGCACCTGACTTTGGTCTAAATATCGCTTCAACGGTAGCCTCGACACCTTTATTAGGTAAATCTGCAACTGCTTTGTTTGCTTCAAATATTAATCTTTTTTCAGATGCTTTTGCCAACTCACTTAATTGTTGAATAAAGGCTGTACCTTGCTCACTTGAAGAAAGACCTTTGTTTGCAGCAGTAAATTGATTTACTAAATTTTTTAACTCTACTGGTTTTATGTTTGGCTTTACTTTTACTAATTGATTTATTGTATCTATAACTCTTTGACCTGTGCTTCTGCCTCCTCCTGCATCTTGAAACAGTTCCAGTAATTTACCCTCATGCTTACCTTCAAACTTTTGAATATGTCTAGCAAACGCAGTAAAGTCAATAACTGGGACGGCTCCAGAAGTGTCGGTAGCTACCCTAGCTGCATCTGTAAACAATCTTCTTCTAAGTTGTTGTTTTGTAGTTTGCTCAATGTTTGAAACTTTGCCAACTTTTCTTTTGTAATCATCAAAAGTTCTAAGACTTTGAAATAAATCTTGTAAATCTCTAGTTCTGCCCTGCTCTACTAATTTAATATAAACATCATCTGGATTTATAGCGCCTGTTCCTCCTTGCTCTATGGTGTTATTTATTAGTTTTCTATCAAAAGGTTCAAGTAATTCAGCTGATAAATTATTAGCGTCTCTTAAATCTTCAATAGATTTATTAATTCTTCTTTGGAATTCAGGACTCATGCCTTTTAGATCAAATTCATCTCCTGCACCTCTTAAAGCATTTGTTTCTGCTAATAATCTGTTAAATTCTGTAGGGCTATTTATTTCAAGAGAAGTAAAAATACTATCAGCACCTGAGGAACCTTCAACAAATTCACCAGATTCATTTAATGTTAACTTTCTTCTATCATCTAATTTATTTAAAATTCTAAGAACATTTCTTCTCAATTGAGTAGGCACCATACTTTGTCCAGCCATATCTTTAATAGTGTCGTAAGTATTTCTAACGTTAGTAAGTGTTAATTTGCCCTCTATAGCTAAATTGTCCATATCTTTTAATACTTCTTCAATCTTGCCAACAAGACCTCCAGGCAAAGCGGGATCTGCAGCACCCTCTAATTTCCAAGCAGAGTTTGATGCTTTAAATTGATCTAAAACATTTTGTGCATCTTGTATATATCTTCTTTGTGTATTTGAAATAGTTTTACTTATTGTTAGGGCTACATTTCTTTCAAAGTCTGTCGCATTTTCTGGTATCTCCATCAGCTTTGCGAACTGTTCATCAACGATGTCATACTTATTTCCAAGGACCCTTACCACGTTACTTCTTGCTTTTTGCAGAACATTTATTAAATTGTCACCAACCTCTTCTAAGCCAGGTGTCAATCTTAAATCACCAACATTTAAAGCATCCTCCTGTAAGTCTTTGAGCAAGCCATTCAAAACTTTTTTTACACTCTGTTCTTCCAAACTTAAATTATTTCTGGCTAACTGAACTTGGTCATCTAGAGTAGTTTTTGTTGCTTCCGATATATATTTTTTTGAGGCAACATCATGTGCATCAATCGCTTTTAATAAATAGTTTAAGTTTGCAAATAAGTAATTGTTTGCTTCTTTTGTTCTGGCTGGACCTAAAACTTGCTCTGCTATTTGTTGTGATTTACCAGGCAATTGTTTTTTCAAAGTGGCCTGAGATGGAACAAATTTATAATCAAGCATTCCAACTTTACCTTCTTTGATGGCTCTTTTTATTTCTTTTTCTGTTGCTTCCCTACCGAGATCTCTATCTAATTTCATTACATCCGTAACAACTCTGCCTTTGTTACCCTGTCTTAAAAGTCTTTTGTCTCCTATAGGTGCTTTACTACCTAGTAATAAGCCATAGGCACCACCTACGGCTTCTCCTAAACCTTGACCGATAGATCCAAGAAAAAACTCTGTTGCATAAAGATTTTTTAAATCATCTCTATCTTGTAATTGAAAACCTTGTTGTGTATCAAATATTTCTTCTTCAGCTGCTTTACCTACAGCAGAACCAGTTCCTGAAGCAAATACATTTGCGAGTACTTTGTTACCGCCAAATAAAGCTCTTAAACCTTTTATGATTTTTGCTTGTGGAGATAAGAATGTTAAGGCACCTACTATCGGGCCAGCGATACCAGAAAAATCAGCAAAGTCACCAGTCCTTAAATTAAAACTGTTTTCATCAATTACTGTGTTTAAATCTATTTTCGAACCGTCTGCTAGTGTTCTTTGTTGTATAGGTAAGCCTAGCTCCTCTAAGCCTGAGGGTGTTAAGGCTAATTGACCTCTTGTATTTCTAGTAAATCCATCATTACCAACTTTATTTTGTATTACAGAATCTTGATCCTCTGCTGTATCAATACCCCTAATTGAGTTAAAAAGATCTCTTAAAACTTTGTCCTGTTCTTTTGAAGTTTCAGCTCGTCCTAATTTAGATCTTAAATCTTTATAGTTAACGCCTGTTTCATAATCAAAATAAAGTTTGTCATAAACAGGGGATATAGCTCCTTTAGCTATTTCTGCTTTTACTTTTTGTCTTGCTTCTTGTTCGTTTTCGGCTTCAACGATTTGAGAAACACCCTCCGAAATATTAACTTTAAATTTTTGCATTTTTATAGATCAACTTCTTGTATCCCTTGCGGACCTACTTGACCAGAAAATCTTGCTCTGGCTATTGCAGATTGATTGGCCATAGGATCTATACCTAATATACTTTGTAAACTTGGGAGTAAATTTCCATAAAAATTTTGTCCTTCAAATCCTTGACGATTTAAAAATGAAGAGTTAGTCATTATGTTTGAATATCTTTCAGCATTTGATTGTGCTAATCGTTGTCTAGATTCTAATAATTTACCTAATGTTGTATTTGGATTTTCAAACGCTGATAAATCACCAAAAACTGTCTCTATTATTTGTCTATCTCTGTCTGATATCGTTCTACCAGACTCACCCAAAATAGCTTGAAGATTTTTCTGTTTGACAACTCTTGTTAACTCTGCAACTTTTGAATCTGCTGACATTTCATCAAAATCTCTACCCATTCCAGCAAAAGCAAAACCTTTATCTACCATTTTTGCCATCAATCCAGCAAATCCACCTACAGGCTCATTATTTTCTTGTGCTTCTTTAATAATATCCATAGCATAATCAACAAAACCTACAGCAGATAAACCGCCTTGAAAATCAGTTATATCTTTACGTACCGCATTATTTAACTCTAATATTTTTTCGGGCTTCATAATCGTGCCAGCACCTGCTTTTGCTTGAGCAAGCTCTATTTCTCTTTTATACTTTCTTGTTTCTTGGTCTGCCAATAGTTCTCTAGCTGCTCTCTCTTCAGCAGCTTTAGCTGCGCCAGACGCAAGACCTTCTGCAAACTGGCCTGTTCTTTGAAGCTCACCAGCTACATTTCTTATAAAGTTTAAGAAATTTTGTGACCCAAAAAACCCTGGTCTATTTACTAAAGTAGTAACTGCATCATCACTCTTATCGTCATCAATATCTTCGTCAGTTTTTGGATCTACATCTTCTTTATTTATTTCATCAGCCTCGGCTTGCGTAATAGACACGATACTGGAATCTGGACCTGTAACTTCTGGAGTGAATTGTTTGTTAAGTTTAGCGGTATCACTTTCTAAATCTTCTAAATCTTTAGCTATATCATCACTAAAATCAGCTATGGTTTTTGGCGCTTCAGGCCTAGCATCTACATCTATAGTATCCATAGGATCAATTCTTTTTGCTGTAACTACGGTCTCAGTCATAGCTGGTTGATCATCTACTGTAGAAACAGTTTGTTTATCAGTATCAAAAAGTGAGCTAATGCCTAAATCAAGCTCTTCAGGTGATCTGCCACCTCTTGTGAATAAGGTATTTAGAAGCCCTCCTACCCTTTCCTCATCAAGTTGCTCTTCAGGTGGTGCT